CAGGAGTTAAATCGATTCGGTATGCAAAAGAATGGTAAGTTAGAGTCTGTTGGAACTCACGATGACTTAGCCATGGCGTTAGCACTTGCTAATTGGGGTACAAAAGAATTCAAAGGCTCAGTAATATTACTTGACGATATATTACCCGGCTTTGATGAATGGATTACTGGCAAACCGCACAGAAATCACAATAAAAATTCGTGGATGGTTCCATAGGAGATGATAAAATGAAAGATGATAAAAAGAAGAAAAAAGGCATGGTCGTTGTTATTGCATTGGGTGGTAAGCCACCTAAATCGCCAGTAAAAACGGCTGACCCTGATGAGAAGAAGAAAATGGATGATGCTTGGAAATACCTAAAGCAAGATTGATAACATAGGACAATCGAGTGGTCAATATGTGGGGTAGTGCCATCATAGGAGATGACTATGATGCACCAGTCATAAAAGGCGACGAACATACTGTAAAGATTATACAAAATCTGTCGCAGCATCCTCATTTTGACTTTTCATCCATACCACTTGAAAAATCATCAGGAATATATTCTTCTGATGAAATAAAGTCATATAAATTTCCTGAAAATGGTGATGGTTGGCTTAAGACCGCATACGGTAAAGATGCAGATGAAATAATACGTATGTGTAGAAAAATGCGACGTGTTAATAAAGATAATCGTGAAGAAATTGACGGTATCATAAAAGATGTTAGAACCATAAAAGCCATGGAAGTTGAAGCAACGATTAACAATTTAAGTTGGTCAGATGGTCTTGAGCATATCATTAAGCAAATGGGACTAAGTGATAGAAGTCTGAAAGCCTTGCGAAAATTTGGTGAGTCAAGAGGTACAAGTTTACAAAAAGCCTGTCAACAGTTTTTGAAAGCATATTCTGTATTGTCCATGTTAAATGAAAAAGATTCTTGGGATATGGATGACCAATCGAATTGGTCTGTAGCCATGCAATTAAGAAAAGATTCAAAGAAAATGTGGCGTAATACTTTACATCAAATTGATACTATTTCAAAGCACGACCAAAATGCGTTGGAGTATGTTTCAATACAATTAGAAAAATCAGGTCCTTTGAGTAGTCGTGAGTTAGTAAGGCGTGGAGTTGAAGTTTTACATAAATCAATTACTCCTAAAAAATTGTCTAAAACTATCAAAATGTATGGTGAAGAAAAAGACATTTTCCAGTCGAACTCAAGGGGTGATTATGTCAAGTTAGGAACGCATGGTATAATCATCAAAGATGTGTGGGCTTACGCTGCTGGTTTCCTTGATGCTGATGGTAGTATATTTATTTCTGAAAGAGGAGAACCGAGAGCAACATTCGTTGCTACAGGTGAAAGAGGTAAAACTCAGTGTGAAAGTTTACATAAAGCACTAGGATGCGGAAGACTCGTATTAAATCAAAGAATACATAAAAACAGTGTTCGGAGTCAACATCGACTTATATTTTCTTCAAAAGGAGATTTACGGCAATTATTAAAAGGGATTTTACCTCATCTCAAAATGAAATCGTTGCAGGCAAAGGCGGTTTTGAAATTTATTGATGAAGATGACAAATTAAAAAAGAGAGAATTGTATCAATTAGTTACCTATAATAATTGGAAAGATGATACTAAAAAGGCCAATAATCTCTTAAATAAGTGGGGTATCGATGCGGATACCATAGGTGGATATGCGGAGAGTTTGTAATGGCTGATGATGAAAGCAGGATAAGTCGATTTTTGTCGGCACTTGGAAAACCGTTCAAGCGCCGCCAATCTCCAACGCCGACTATGCCGCTTTGGACAAGTGGCGTACAAGAACCCGTAATGGCACAAGGAATTACTATTCCTGCTCTTTATGCCGTAAGCACAGAATGTTTAATTCTTAGAACAGTGCTTTCAAAATTAAGACAAGAAATGTTCAGAAGAGGACATTATTGGGAAAAAAAGTTTCACAATAAATGTACTCAGTGTGATGAAGAATTTACTTATGACCTTCAACAATGTAAATCATGTGGTGGAGAGGTGCGTAGTCCCGATGTTGATGAGTTAACATACCCAAAGTGGTTGTTAAAACAAGATAATTCGATGGAACAATCATTCTTGCACATTTTACATGAAATAGAAAATGACCTAAATGTAGTTGATGATGCATTTTTAATTATGATAAAGGAGTATTACGTTGACCCTGAAAGTAAAGAAGTTAGTTTTTACAGGGTGAAAGAAATGGTTAGAGGTGACCCAATCTTTATGCGTATTGTCGCTGATAAAAGAGGAGTAAGAGGTGGCAGGTACAAAACATGTTTAATCCACCGTGACCAAGTTAAAACACATACTGAGGCTGGTAATTGTGAAGAATGTGGTATGGAACTTCACGATGTGCATTATGTGAATATGGCTGGAAGTGGTAAAACGCAATACTTTGTTGAGGGAGAAGTAATACACATTAGTAAGTATAATCCTTCTAAACTCTATGGGCGCTCTCCAGTAAATACCATGTGGAGGCAAGCCATGACACTTACTGCTATGGATAATTACATGTACACGGCATATCAGAAAAGAAGAATGCCAAAAGGTATTATTTCAGTTACAACTGATAATCTTGAATCCATGAAATCGTTTTGGAAATCAGTTGATGAAAAAATGGAACGTGACCCACATTACGTACCAAAAGTTGGTATTGAATCTAGCACAGGGAGAGGTGGTGTAAATTGGGTCAAATTTATGGATACACTTGAAGAAATGCAGTACATACCAGTTCGTGATGAGATAAGAAACAGAATTGCCGCTTATTATGGTGTTTCAAGTATATTCATGGTTGACAATGGTAAGTCGGGTGGTTTGAATAATGAAGGGCTTCAAATCTTAGTTACAAATCGTGCCGTTGAATTTGGTCAAAAAGTTTACACTGAAGTTTTATTCCCAAGGTTACTAAAAAGTATGGGTGTGCATGATTGGAAACTCACATTATATCCAAACGAAGAAGAGGATGAAATTACAAGATTAAGACGTGATGAACAGGAGTTAAACGTCGCACAACGTATGACACAGTTAGGTTTCGTACCTGAATTAGTTGATGGTGTTGCTGATAGAGATATACGCTTTACATACAAAAAACCTGAACCACAACCACAACAACAAGCACCGCCACAACCAATGATGGGTGGTGGTATGCCACCAATGATGCCACAAGGAGGTGCGCCACCAATGATGCCGCCTGCTGGACCGCAGATGCCGCCAAATATGATGCAAAATATCATGCCACCTCCACAACCCGGTGGTCAAGGAATGGGGATTAGAAACCGTGGGCCAGCAGCACCGCAAAGAAGAACATCACCGGGCATAGGTTCTCCGGTTACTAGCGTACAACAAAGAGGGCCTGAAAGGACATTAGGCCAAACACGAAGTGATGCAATAAATAATGCGAGAAACTTTAGAGGAGCATAAAGCCTTTTAATGAGAACCTTTTCAAGGTAGCAGGGATGAACATGGATTTACTAAAAATGCATCCAATGGCACGTAAAATGGAACAACATCAAAAGGCGTTTTTGAGTAACCTTGAAGACGGTGATGCGAACCTTGCAAAACAACATTTGTCAGAACTACAAAAGTTGGCTGACTTTCTATCAGAAGACCTAAATGGAGAAATTGCTAAGGCGGAGAATTTGAAAAACGGTTTGATAGGACCAAATGATATTTTTGCAGGCGGAGTTCCTGTACTAAAATTCACAGATAGTCAGGGCAGAAAGGGTGGAATTGTAGGTAGCAAGTTACCGGGAGTCATTTCAAATGGTATTCGCAAATCACAATTTTCAAAAACATCAGGAACTTTTGGTCGATATTCTGAGTGATTTATATGAGTGAAGAGGGCAACGCTGAACAGTTGATGAATGCTCTCATTACAAAAATGGAGAGTATGGATTCTAATATCAATGTTTTGAAAGCAGAAAATCAAAGACTCCAGCAAATAATTAACAATCCTAATATGTTGCTAAAAAAGATGGGTTTAGTTAAGTCAAACACTCCTTTTGCAGAAGACATGCAAAACGACCCTTTTAGAAATGATATGAATAATGATTCAATACTCAAAGGAAATAACTCTAGCATACCGCAAACCAATGAAGCATTTCATGAAATGTCATGGGATGAAATCCATGAGTTAGCAAATACCGCAAAAGACGGTGAGAGGTGATACCGTGAAACCAAGATTTGAACAACAAAGTTACGAAATTACACAACTGATAGAGAAAGCAGCAGGAATTGACAAAAGAATTGCTCAATTAGAAAAAGCCGAAAAATGCCCCGAATGTGAAGGAAAAGGGGCTGACTGTAAGTGTAAAGAAAAGTGTCCTTCTTGTGGAGAAGAGTTAGAAAAAGGCGCTTGTATGAAAATGGGATGCGGTGGTAAGATGGAAAAGGCGGAGGGAGAGTTTAGACTCCCAAAGGAAAAAATTACTGATGTAAATCCTGAAATTCATTCAGAATCCGGCGGTCAAACAAGAAATGCATATTATACTACAAACGGCACCGGTATTGAATCCGAAGTTGCTAAACCTAAAAGAAAAAAGGATGATAAAAAAACCGACGTGGAGGGACTTGGAAGAAGGATGAATCCCCATGAGGGAAGCGGCCCCGACAAGTCAAACTTCATGGGTGGAGAAAGATGAAGGTACTTATTAAAAAAAGTCCAAAAGCAATGTTAAGAGAAGCAGGTGAAGGCGGTATGCCTGTGCTTTGTGGTATATGTGGAGGTTCAAATAGAACCGGATGTTTACTTCACCGTGGTATGGACATCCATGCTTGTCCACAATTTCAGCCGCTTAACTAGGCGGTGAAAAAATGTTCAATGAGCAACTTGCCATTGCTAAAAATGACTTTTTGTTATCTTTATACGATGGTAAAGATATTTTTGATAGTGCAGCAGAATATCTTTTTGCATGGGAATCACTCCAAAAAAGTCCAACAGACTCTTTATCATGGTCACTTAAAGCAACGGCTGATATAATCTTAAAGGAAGTAAAAGAAGAAAAAGACGACAGTAAACAAAAATTCGAGGTTGAATTACCTGAAGGTCGAGGTTATTTGTATAGCAGACAAACCACACATGGAGAGCCAACAAATCATGTATGGAAAGACGGTTTATACGGTGCCACTTCTATTGCTCAACAAGCATCTTTGTGGCCTACATACGTTGGAACTGGTGCATCATCTTACAAAGCACATCATTTTCCTTATCATGAATCAGTGCATCCCATGAGAAAAACAAACAGTGTAACGGATATGCCTAACTTTGTGGAATTATTAAAGGCTCACGTATTAGGTGGACATGGTGAAGAAGAGGCTGAGTTTGAGAAAAAATACATAAAACATCTAAAAGATAAAAAAAGTCCATTATATTTTGGTGCATCATCAAAAGATACTCTTGGTAAAAAAACACAAAAACTTCTTGGTAAGTTAGATGTTAATGGTGTGGTAGGAAATCATCAAATGGATTTTTATGAAAGAGATTACCGCCGTTGGTTATTAGCGAATAGAGACATTGAAATTGAGTTAGAAGAACAGGGGTTAAAACCCAAAGAAATCAATGAGGTGTTAAGAAATCAACATTTTGACAGCAGGGCTAAAGACTGGATTTCCGATAAACATGAAAAAACTACTTCGTTTGATACTGAAGGATATGAAGAGAATGTAGAATATCATCCTCATGCGTTAGGGCTTGATGGATATATGTATGGTCTTGAGTGGTTTAATCCTGAAGAAAGAACGGCCATAATGAAACATATTTATGATGAAATGGGAGGTGTAGATGACCATGACACTATCACGCTTCCTAATGGTGAAAAAATTCCTACTGCAAGGATTATTCATAACAACATCATGAGAAGAACCCCTGATATGAATTATATGATGAGAGGACAGGGCTTTCATGGAAGAAATGCTCCATATCAATTGGAAAGCAATGAATCAGATTATGAAACAGGTGAAGGGGCATTCAATCAAGTAGCGATTGGAGAACTATCTCACATACCACATAATTTAGAACAATCCTTCTCTCATTACATTTTAGATGAAATAAATAAAAAACACACTAAAGAAGGTAAAGAAGAAATATCATTTTTACCAAGATTAAATTTACACACTACCAACTACAAAGATAAATATAATTATTCAGATTTATTATCTGCATCTAAAAATCATTATAAAAATAAAACACCAGAAAGTCCATATGACACGAGATTACCAATAGATGACCTATTATTTTTATCAGGTTTTCACCCTCAAACACGTAAACCAATGCTAAAACATCCGATACATGGTAATATGCAAGGCCCTATTATTCCTTTAGAAAAAATTGAAGAGTTAGAGCAAGCAGCCAAAGAAAAAGGTACTTTACCAAGTTTAGCAAAAGACATGCGTAACGATAGAAGTTGGTTAACAAGTCCTTTTGGCCCTCACATCGATGAGGAAGCCGACGAAATATGGAACATCGGACAAGGCTATAGATACGGACCGTCACTTTTTTGGTCAAAAATGTATCAAAATATTGGCGGGCAAGGAACGTCATTAGCCACTTGGTTAGACTTAAACAATAGTGTATCTCATGATAATAGTGAATCAACTATGTTTAGATGGGATGAGGGAGGGCATTCATACTATGAATTACATCCTAATAACAAAGCCTTAGGTTATCATTTTGCACCAGAAAAAACTACTCCAATTGGACACTATGATGTTGAGAAGAAAAGATTTGTCAAGGAACATAGTAATCCAATAATACAAAATATTCTTTCACCTGTTAATAGTAGTAAAAAGACTTTATCAGGAAAAAACAATCACACAGAACACAAAACTGCAATAAATCCTCTTTATGAATACTTTATGAGAAATGCAACATCAAAAGAAAAGAAAGAACTTGGCTCTCACAATCAACACATGACGCCGCACTTGGCTTCACATCCTGTATCTACTATTCAACCGAAAACCGCTTATGGAGAAAGACCGACTGATAGTTTAATGGTTCAAAGAGCAATGCAGGCTCATATATTTAATACGTTTTTAGGAAGGCAAAATCATCCTAATCAACCTGCTAAAAAGTCAGTTGCATCGTTACAAGATTTGTTTTCGGGTGACCTTTCAGTGAGCGGTGGGGATGGTTTACAAGATTTTTTGGATTTTATGGGATGGCAAAGTAAACCAATTAGTCCTAACATGTTGGATAAACTCAATATTGATGTGAATAAAAAAGAGGATTTTTTCCCAATTCGAGTCATTAATTCTATTGGAGACATATTAAACACTAATTCTCCATCAAAAATAGTTGATTTTTTGAATAATACAGTACAAACAGATAACAATGAAAATTATTCAGCATTGAAAAATCGTTTAGGTTTTGGGGAAAAAGACGAGTTAAATGTAAATCAAGTGGTTAATTGGTTTCAAAATTTTAAAGACAACTTGCATGAAAAAAGAGTTGAGGAGAGTAAATCCAAAAATCAAAAAGCAACCACAAAAATCACAACCAGTGATACACTTGCAATGAACCATTTGTTAAGTTTAGGTGGGATGTTGCCAGCGAGAGAAGAAGAAAATAAACTTAGAGAGTCTGTTGAACAATTAAATGAAAGACTCACAGAAGAGGGTTTATCGCCCGAAGGTATGCTTTCAATAAGAGAAGAATTAACAGATAAACAAAATCAACTTACTCAACTTGAAAATAAAGCAAAACAAAGTGTATCAGGTAAACCAAGTAATCATTGGAAAATAGCAGCGCAGCAAACATTAGACCTATTAAAGGACCATAGAAAACTTGTTGCAGAAGTAGCACGTGATTTCATCATACCTAAGTATTTAGAACACGATGAAAATGCTTTTTCAGTCGATGACCCACAACAATTCATATGGAATACTCAACGTGCTTTTAGTGATGCTGAAAGATATTTACACACCACATCAAAACATGGTTTGTCAGCAAAAACGTATGGTATATCAATGAGAACAAGTGATAAACCAAAACAACATCAAGAACATAAAAACATTGCAAATACTGTTAATAACACCGGGTTTGAAGTTAATGGAAACATGTCTGTTGATGAAGTTTTAGAAGGTATGAATTTAAAGAAAACACCACAAATGAAAGAATATGTAAGAAGTTTAATTGAGCAATCCAATTTACGTCAAGTTCCTTTCAAAGCATTAACAGTGAGAGATTTACTTCTTGGTGATGATGAGATTAAGATAGGTAATATGAGTAATAATTTACTTCAAAGAAATGAAGAGAGAATGAATATTTCACCTGATGAAGCATCTCATGAAGATATGTTTCATCAAGATACTCATAACAATGACATTTATTCAGCGATAGATAACTTACAAACAAAAGTAAATGCAACTGGTGGTAATTGGAGTTCACATTATATTCATCGGATGCCCCAAATGGTGCAACATATCATGAGTCCGCAACGATACAAAGCATCTATGCAGCAACATGGTTTAGAAATGTTGAATGCTGCTCAATTTGACCCACACAATGCCTTAGGTGCTGGAAAAGGAGTAAAGAAAGTTTCAAGAAAAACCAAAAACGGTTTGGATAATATAATTTTTATTGACCCTGAAAAAGCGCAAGAAGATGTTGTTGAAGCACCTGATGAAATTATTCGTTCTGCTGGAATAACTTCTTTACCAATTGGTGCAGTTTCTCCTACCATGGTGTCTCTCTTTAGTACGTTTAATTCAGGGCAAATCCATAATGGTCATTTAGCCGAGCCTTCTCTTGGTGCTGAATTTGATAGTGAGGACAACATACATGTGGGTAGTTATGCAAAACCAACGATGGCACATAGTATTCCTCAAGAATTGATGAATATCGCCCATTCCCCTGAGGCGGTTTCTCAAGTCTTACAAAATGCACCTCCACCACAAAGCCTTGAAACACCACAATCAAATGTTAATCCTGAAACTTATTCATCACCGAGTGACGAGTTTACTACTTTAGTAATGAGTGAAGCCAGTGAGTATGTCAATTCGTTAATTGACCCCGATGTGCTTTTGATAAAATCTGATGAAGCAGATTGGGCACCACCTATTAGACCAATGCACAGAATATTTAATTTAAATGATATTGATAACTTACGTGGTTTTAGCGGTTCTTGGGTAGTTAGTAAATGGTATGATGGTAAAAGAATTATCATTGTAAAAAATGATGACAATATTACTGTTTATGATGAAAACAAGAAAAAAGTTGGAGTTAAGAAGTCAATTAAAGAAAATATTAAAAAAATAAGTGACAAAAATTATACTGTCGATGCTATACTTGGAGAGGAAGAAATAAATCTGATTGACATTATAAATTACGATGATAATAATATCGCTGATATGTTATTATTTGAACGGATGAAAATTTTACGTGGGCAGTTTGATAGTTATGAAAATGTCATAGTGCCCGGTCCACATGATACACGTATCACTGACGAAGAAGGGCTTGAAGACTCGGTAAAAGAAATAAAGAAGGAACATGATGTCATACTGTTGAGAGATAATAAGTCAACTTACATGAAAGGGGAAACAAGACATCCAAAATGGCTTTTACTTCGTGAAACAAAAGATTTCAATTTCATCGTTCTTGATAGAAGAGGCACTGGCCCATATACATACCAATTAGGCGCAGGTCCTATTAACAATGCATCAGTATTGGGTAATCGGGCAATAACCTTAGAAAACAAAGATTACATGGATATTGGAACTGCAAGAAATCAACAAAAACTTTTCAAAGTGGGCGATTTAGTAAGAGCGAAAATAAGTGGTTTAGGAAAGAAAAGAAGAGGTGGGAGAGACATATACAATGTTCACATACAAGAGATTGTTGATGAAGGAGAGGGAGAAGGGGCAGCGAGCGCTGAATCTTTAGACCTGCTTACCAAATCTTTCTCTCCAATACTCATACCACATGATGTAGATATGGAAGATAACAAATTAAAAATTATCCTTAAAGATATTGATACGGTAAATTATGAAGTTGAATATATAGAAGATAAATGGTATTTACAAAACGTAACAACAGATATAGGCGATTTACGAAAATCCAATTACTCACTTTCGCTTGCTGAAAGTTTACAACCATTTTGGGAACCTATTGCTTCACTTATGTTACAAGGTTACATTAAAAAATTAGAGATAAAAGAAAAAAAGCCACCTAGTCGTAAAAGGCAAGAGGAACAATCTGCTGGTGTATTAGATGCAAAGGATGAAAAAAGAATTCTAAAACCCACTACAATCAAAGCGGCACACGTCTTTACTCGTGCCATTGATATGTTAACAAAAGAAAAAATGACATGGACAGGTCCGAAAGGGCTTGGGATAGACATGGCTACACCTGTTGAATCACCACAAGGGCCAACAAAATTAACTGAAGATTCAAATTTACCTGATTATGATGGAAAAAAACGATTTGATGAAGAAGATGAAGAAGATGAAGAAGATGAAGAAGAATCTGTAAAACATATCGATTTACGTACAGATGCAGGTGAGTCCATCGCTTTTGACAAAAATAAGGATGAAGTTAGTATATCTCAAAAATAGATAACTATAAATAAAAAAACAAAGAATCATTCCTTTCAATGCTGACCATGCGAAGACCGTCATCAGGCATTTCCATTCTAAAGAGTGGGAATGATTTGGTTGTCGCTGGTTACGCATCAGTTGAACTCGTTGACAAGCAAGGTGACCTAATTACAAGAGGGGCACTCAATGATGCTTTTGGAAACTTTATGAAAAGTGACAAATACCGAAATGTTCAACTTGCACACTCTAACATACAAGTTGGAGAAGTTATTGACTCATACGTTGACAAAAACGGAAGAATGTGGAAATCTGAAGTGGATGACACAGGAATGTTTGTTGTCGTAAAACTACGTAATGATATAGAAAAAGCACGAGAAGTAGCAGCCGAAATAAGAAAAGGTAATTTGCAAGGCTTCTCAATCGGAGGACAAGCATTCAAGCGAGTCCGAAAAGCAGACAATTCTCATGGTGAATACCAAGAGATAAGTAAAATGGAACTCCATGAAATCACGATTTGTGAAAAAGGTATTAACCCTGAAGCACAATTTCGTATTCTGAAGGAGGATATAACTATGACAGAAGAACAAAGTTTAATGGAAATGATGAACAAACTAGATGCCCGTCTTGATGCAATGGAAAAAGGAGAAATGCCTAAAGGTTTGAAAGAACACCTTGATTCCAAGAAAGACAAGAAGGACATGAACGAAGAAGAAAAAATGTCCAAGAAAGAGGACGAAGAGGAAGAGAAAAAGAAAGACGACAAGGACGACAAGATGTACGCTAAAGAAGAGTATTCAGACTTTATCACCAGCGAATATCTAAGTTTCTTGGAAGGCACTCTCTCAAAGAGTGGTGTTGACATAGAAGCCGCTCGTGACCACTTCGGAAATCTTGAGAAGGCACAACTTGGTGGTTTCGATAACCCCGATTCAGTGGATGGTGCTGACTATTTCGCTGGACAAGTTCGTGGCCGAGGACAAGAGAATGGTTCTCCATCTACTGGAGCAATCAGCGCCGTATCTGCAACTGGTGGAAAAGAACCAGCAGGTGCAATGGGAGCAGCATCGTTGGCAAAGCAATACTTGTCTGCTAACAATGTAAGTCAAAGCGACATTCATGCCGCATATGAAGTTTACAAAGCCGCCGCAGAAGAACAACAATTCAGAAATGAACTTGAAGGATACTTCTCCAACAGGTTCACTGAAGAACAAACTGTTGCTAAGTCAAATGCTGAAAAAGCAGCCTTTGATGCACGTGAACCTCTTTCACATGTTCTCAAGAGTATTGAAAACTTAGAAGAGAGAATCAGCAATCTTACCACAGAAGGAACAGTAATCGCTAAGTCTGCTGATTCCGGTCTTACAAACATTAATGTTCCAACAACGCATGACCTTGCACACATGTCTTGGGATGAGGTACACACTCTTGCCAACAAGGTTTACCGGGGTGCATGAGGAGAAGGAAAAAATTATAGGAGATGAAAAATATGGCAAGAGATTATATTAGAACAGTACAAGATATGGAACGCTATTTCTACGGCGCAGGAAACGCTATGGGATATTCTTACAGCGGTTCAGAACTTTTGAAAGCAGATAGCCCAATGTTGTCCTCAACCGCCGGTACATACCAAGCAATTTATGGCCGAAAGGTTTGGAGTCAACTTAACCAAGAATTCAATGCATTTAGCATTCTACCAAAAAGACCGTGGGAGCGAAGTGGTTGGAGAGTTGTAACTGCAAAACCATCTTTCACCGTTGGTGGAGGAGTTGCAGAAAACGCAACACTACCTGACACTACCAAACCTACTTTCCAGCACATTGCTGCAAAACCAAAAACTGTTGTCCACACATTTGACATGAGCGAAACAGCCATGTTCCTTGCTGACAAAGATGACGGTCTTGGTGACATTCGCAGCGTTTTGAAAGAAGAAATGGGTAAGCACCACGCAGAACACATCAACAGAATGTTGTTGACCGATGTATCAACTGCTGCTGCAAACGATTTTGAATCACTTGACAGGGTAACAACTTCTGATTCAACTGCTATGACCTCAGGTACTCACTATGATGCTGGAGATGAAGACATTTACTCAATTGACCGAAGTGCTAACTCTTGGTCCTTTGCAGAAGGAAATGCTGACACAGCAAGCACCAACAGAACACTATCACTCGACCAATTGGACGATTTGTTCCAAAAGATTTGGGTCCGTGGTGGTAATCCAAAGGTTATGCTTACTGGATACGACACTTTGATGAGACTTCAACAACTTCTCCAAAGCCAACAAAGGTTCATGGAAGAAAAGAGAGTCACCCCAACCTACAACGGTGTAAAGGGTGTACCCGGTGTTGAGGCTGGTTTCATTGTGGCTACCTACAACGGTGTCCCAATCATTCCATCCAAAGACGTACCAGCAGACGGCCTAAGCCGAATTTACTACCTTGACACAGACTACTTGTACTTTAGCACCGCTATTCCAACCCAATACTTCGAGAGTGGAATTGAAACTGGCGACCCATTCGCTATCAACCGCCTCGGACAAGAGGGAATGTACCGAACCATGGGTGAAGTATGGACAACTTTCTTTGGAGGTCACGGTTCTATCCGAGACTTGAAGTGAGGCGATTGGAGAAAAAAA